CGCAGTTGCAGTACATAGAAAAGCAAGATCAGATGTTTCACCACCTACAGCAGCGTAACCAGGAAAAGGTAAAGTTACCTTAAACTGATTGGCTCTTGCCCCACCACCTCTTAAACGAGATTTGAAGTCATTTATATTTGGCATTGTATTTTATCTCCTCTCTATTAAGATCCTGCTACTTCAGAAAAGGCAACGCCTGATCTTGTAGCAACAAAGTTAAGTTGAATGAAATTGATAGAACGTGCAGGTTTGATATAGATATCAGCTCTGAACTCATTTCTATCGATAACATCTCCAGTATTGTTTGAATCATCACAGACTACTGAAAAGTCTGTAAGACCTCTACGACCTTGTACATCTCTTAGGAAAGGTTCTACTAGATTTCTAAATTGTGCTCTAGTGAATTCGTCATTGAATTCAAATAGTTGAAATTTAGCGGCAGTAGAAACAGCCTTTTCTAATACGATAAACAATCTTCTAACATTTATTCTGTCAAAAGCACTAGGTTTAGATTGAGCAGTTTTATCACCAAACAATACAGTACCTTGTCCAGGAAATGCTACAACGCTGTTTACTCTAGCCTTGTATAAGTCATCTCTCTGAGCTTGGTTTGGATTGAATGCTAATTTAACAGCACCTCTAATTTGACCTCTGTTGAATCCACCTGGTGAAAACCAAGCGTCTGCAACGCTGTCAGTTCTAGCACAAAGACCAGCGATATCTCCGTTTAAAGGAACATATCTGTAAACGTCATTGTATCTGTCGTACATATATTTGTAACCACTATCAATTACAGCATAACTTGAAGATGGTAAACCATCAGCAAATGATTTAACATTTGCAGTTTGTGTAATTGCATTACTAACATCTACTACGTCTGCTCTTGCAGGCGATACAAAGGCAACACAATCTTTTCTTGCTGTTGCGATATCCATAACAGCAGTCGCTTTTGTGTCTCCAGTAGCGTCAGCATTTGTTTGAGAAGGTCCACATAATAGTAAACTTAAATCAACATTTTCAGAATCATTAAATTTCTCGTATGCAGTAGCGATCTCAGCATTAGTAGAAGCGTAATCGTCTGTACCACTTGCAAGTGAAGTAGAAGATACTACAAATGGATCCCCAACTGTATTATCAAAAGTTGTTCCTGTTTTAGCAAGACCGTCTGATAAAGTAGCAATGTGATCTATCCAATAAATAAATTTAGATTTAGCATAGATTACATTTGGGTAGTAGTTTGAAGAACCTTCAGCAGTTTTAGCGTCTGTTGCTTGTGAAACACCTTCAAAAGTTTCTAGTACAGTACCAGCAGCTCCTGTAATTCCACCATCTTCATCTATTACTGCAATATGCATTTCATCTAATGAACCGCCAGCAGCAAGAACATCATCTGTTGTTGTTGGAGCGTTTGCAAAGTTGAAATAATATTCCCAATGTCTTCTCATTACAGCGTTGTCAACAACAGCGTGTCTTAAACCACCAACATCCGTTGTTCCTGTACCAGGATTGAATCTTGCGATTGTAAGTAAGTTTGATGAGATTGCAGTTATTTTATAAAAGAATCCAGAAGGTGTATCTGTGAAACCAGAAGCATCCCCAAATTCTAAAATGTCACCTACTTGCATTTCAGATCCATCATCAACAGATATTGATGTATCTCCGATAGCAGCAGAAGCGTCAGCAACTAGATTACCACTCATTGAGTGTGGTCCAAAAGCAGTTGAGTTAGTACACTTAGAAATCTTTAAACTATTTCCTAATGTTCCAGCTTCTCTTGCAGCGTATGGTCCTATATTTGAAACAGTTCCAGCACCTGTAGCAGTTAAATAATTATCTAAGTAGTCAGTAGTATTTTTAATTAAGAGAGCAGTACCAGTTGAAATGGCATTCACCACTCCAGTTATTGGTCTTACTACCTTCAGATTGTTTCCGTAACCTAAAAAGTTAGCAGCACAGAACCATTGTTCAAAGTTAGACGCATTTGGTTTCCCAAAATTATCAGCTAACTCTTGCTCAGATGAAATAGTAGTGATCTCATCAATCGGTCCTTTTTCTGCTGTAATAACGATTCCGCCAGAAGATGTAGAAACAGCTGGTACGATATTCGTTAAATCTTTCTCAGTAACCAGAACACCTGGTGATACTTGAAAAGCCATATTAGTTCTCCTTAATATTAAGTTTAATCTTTATTAGTTATAACCCTTTTATACAGATATTTATATGTATCAAAATCTGTACTATTCGCCCTTACGATAAGTAACAGGTTGCCACAATACACCTGCGTCATCAAAATAACCGTCTTTTCCTTCAGGATCATCTATTCCATTATCTATAAACCCAAAAGGTGCCATATCTGCCTCAATTGCGTTCTTTTGATCTGCAAACATTTGACCTCGTACATCTACATTTGTTAATTCTTTAAAATATCTCTGATTGGCAAGCCAAGAAAAGATAACTATACACATTACTAAATCGTCATGGGCACCTGTTTCAGCCTCATAAGATTTACCTTTTGATATAAACGTTGATAACTCTGATATAATATCAAAGTCATTAATGATTAACTTGTCACCTTCTATCAGACTTTTCATATTTGAAGTTCCGATTTTTTTAGTACCTTTAGTCATTCTCACACCTAGCTGATTACCTCTACCACTAAATCCTCCACCCAATACTTGACCTGCACGACCTCGTTGTGTAACCATCATCATGTTATCGTATTCAAGTTCAAATTGCATTGCGTCTGCCACTTGTTGACCTAGATCATTAATCTCTATTAGAACATATGCCTTGTTATAATGTTCTGCTACTTTCTTTAATATGTTAGGAAACACGATAGGTTTAATTTCATTGTTTCTATACTTTGCGACAATCTTATATGGCGCCTGTGTTGAGTCAACAACTATGAAAGCAGAGTAATCGTTCTGTACACCTCTCGCTACGTCTACCGTGATGACGTATGTATGATCTTTGATAGGCAGTTCGTAAACATCTAAACCACCTGGACTTCTCTTTGGGTCTATGACTGCCATTGTTTTTAATTTTTGTGCATTGATAAGTGTATCAACACTACCTAAGAACTCACATTCAAACTCGGTTTGAAACTGCGACTCACTTGTGTTCTTTATTGTTTGTTCTTTCCATTCTTCATCACGACCAGGTACTTCTGACCAATGTACTTCAACAGGAACAAAAGTACTTTTCTTATTGACAGCATCCATCCACATCTTATAAAACATATTCATTCCGTGAGGTGTAGATACAATCATAACCTTTGAAGATTTACCAGATGATATTGTAGGATATACAGAACTAAAAAATTCTTCGGCGATGTTATTGGGTACATAGGCAAACTCATCTAAGAATATTATATTAAAGGTACTACCTCGAACAGCACTTGATGAAGTTGAAGCCGCAACGATTCTACTTCCGTTTTCTAGTTCGAGTGATCCTTTATTCCAGTTGAGAACGCCTTGTTGCATCCATTTAGGCAAGTATTCGTAAGCAAGTTGCAATCGACCTAGTAAATCTCTCGCCGTAGAAGATTTGTTGGCCAGTATTGCAACGTTTACATTATCATTAAACAAAACGTAATGTAAGAGGTAGGATACAATGATAGTTGACTTACCACTCTGTCTAGGTAATTTACATATTGTAAACCTATTGTCGTGAAAAGTATCTACCATGTTCCGCTGAAAGTCATACATCTCAAAAGGCACAAGACCTTTATCAATTGTGACAATTTTTAAATAGTTTTCTATAAAATATTTAGGATCTCCAAGACACTTCATCACTTCATCTACTTGTTTAGGAGTAAATCGTGATTTAGTGTGTGCCTTTTTTAGATTTGGATTACCTAAGTATTGGTCTAAAGTTCCCATTATTTTTTATTTTTGTTATTCTTTATCATTTTTTGTAGTTCAGTTGTTGATCCTACAAATAAAGCATTAGTGACATTCTTAGGACCTTCGCCCTTAACATCTTTAATCTTTTTAAGTTTATCTTGTAAGTCTAATAGATTCTGTGCAAGTTCACTTTGAGTTTTGATTAACTGACCTGCCACTTCATATGCACGAGGATGCTCACCTTCTTTTGCAAGTGATAGTATACCGTCTATTGCTTCATTACCTTTTTCTAGTAACCTATAAAGTTCACCTCTACCAGTTTCAAAATCTGTTTCTACATCATCACCTTCTGGTATGACTACAGGAACAGGTTTATCTTTTACTATCTCTAAAGGATTCTTTTCTTCTTTTGATTCTAGTACTTCTTCGGCGATGTTTAGTACTTCATTTAACTTATCGTCAATATTACTCATTTTAAAAACCTTCTGTTATTATTTATCTTCTCCAGTTGACTCATCATAATTCAAGCCATCATTAAAAAATTCTAGTGTGTCTGTGTATGTATAGACATCATCTTTGTCGGCACTTGTTGGATTAGGTGTAACCGTAACTCTTTCACTACGAGATGGACTATTTGCTTGTGAATTATTATATAGATCAACAGATGATTTTCTTATAATAGCACTTGAACTGATTGGTCCATATAGATATATTTTTGCAGTAAATTTTAGTGTATAGATAATTCTTCTTCTATCTGTTAATGCACCTTGATAACTATCTTCATAATCAACACTCTCTAATATGAAAGGAATATCTCTTTTTGTATCCATGTAATCTTTATCAATAATCATAGTTACTGTATAGTCTGGTTGAAAGTATGGTAGTATCTGTTCTATAATTTGTAGACCATCATCCGAAGTTGCAGTAAATACATTTAATTCAAAACCCACGTCATAAGGCACAGGAGAGTGTTGAGTAAATACTCTTTTCTCATCTCCACTAGCATTTTTAGCAACACTTACTTTTTGATTTTTATTTAACTTACGAGAAGGATCATAACTATAACTGTTCACATCAAAGGACATACGAGGTAGAGTAATCGCCACACTTGAATCCGATCCAGTTAAGTTTGCATTTTGATCTAGTCTTGCAATAAACTTTTCTTTAGGTGCATATGATAAAGGTACTCTAATTTTTTGCAAAGGATTCCCGCTAGAATCCAATCGTCTGATATTAATGTTATTAAATATCGTACCGAAAGCAATTACAGTATTTCTTATCGATTTATGGTAGAAGTGTTGTCCAAACATTATTGTCCTTTGTCTGCTATCTTGCCAGTGTTCTGACCTTTTTTAATTATATAGTCTTGTGTACCATTCGCACCAGCATTTACTTCTGTTCGAAGATTTTTGAAAAGTAATTTTTCTTTTTCTTCTTTCAAAGTTCTATTGTGATGTACTTTTAATTGTAAGTGTCTATCTCTGTCCATTATTTTTATACCCATAACCTTTTTTTCTATCACCCCATAGTTTCTGCCATGACCAACTTGTCAATGCAGTTGAGTAGTGATTGATTTTTAATAATATATATTTAATAATCATCAACTTCTCCAAAAGGATTTCTTTCGCTGAAATCTAATATGTCATCTTCTGTTGATGATGTATTTGTACCTGCAGCAGTTTCAAATGCTTTTCCTTGATCCACAGGTTGTTGTGTTGCCATTGTAAAGCTCTCATTGATAAGATAATTATTATCACCTATATCACTCTCTAGTGTAATGGCACCTGAAGCAGATGTACCAGTTTCTAAACTAAATTGGAAGTTCATTGTATCAGTTGATAGAGCGTCCTCAGTAGCATCAATCTCTGCGATACCTGTATCAACTCTTTCAGAACTGTATTCCCATTTAGTACAAGATAATTTGTAAACAGGTAAAGCACTTTGTTGATAGAAAGGTTGTTCGTGTTCAACAAACTGTATCTCAAAGAATGCTTTTGTTGTAGGGAAATAAACTAAATCACCTTCGTTAGGTCTAGTTGTATTCTGTAAATCACTATTGTTAGATACTAAAGTTTCCCATCTCAATTTAGATACAGTAAACTTAATATCATCTCTTAATTCTAAACCAAACTTCTTGATTATCTCTTGTTCACCCATGTAACCATCTGTGTTGTCAACATACATTTCTATAATGTACGAGTCATCAAAAGATGAAGCAGGGTCCTCACCGAAGATAGTATCTTTATTTGCTATCTTTCTCGGTAGGTAATAAACATCTTGACCATATATCTT